TCCGCTTTTGGTATCAGAACCCCCTCACAACTCCACCCAGGGACGTCTCCCATGTTCTCGGCGCCACATCTGCTTCATGCTAATGCTTTGTCTTGGTACTTATCACTGCCCGGCTCTTCTGTCCGTGGCAACGGAGAGGTTGTAGTTAATCGGTTCCCCCAGCGGAGGGATCACCTTACTTTGTCAAATTTTAAGGAGTGCCGGTATGTACCCTGCGGCGTTGTCCTGCATCCAGGCCCGACTTATGAGGGATTACATTACCGGCTATAGCAGTCACGCAACCCACCCCGTACTGCTCTGGCAACCATAAGTTCCTTTCATTGCCCCTACCCAAATGCCCTTTATGCTATGTTTTCTCTCGGCAGTCCTGGAATACTCGACGTTAATCTACTCCTTTACGGAACCATGCTGCCTATACGCCTTAATGCGCATACCGGACGTCCCGGCATCCACGCTATGTTTCCCACTAATTGGACAAACCTGCTGGATTACCTGGAACCGGCAAATCAGCCGCGGAGCTGTGACACCCCGCAGCCGGATAACAAAGAGGAGGATATTGCCTTTTTGTTACACTCGTTCTATTTTAATTATATCATACTTTTTTATGAATTGTATGAAAGTTGCAAATAAGCAGAAATTTTTTTTGAAATACTGCTTTGCTCTAATCCTACTAAATCTGCAACCTCTCGTTGCTTCATTCCTTCCAGATAATACAATTCAAATACCTGTCGTTCTTCTCCTTCCGGTATGCTACAGATAAAGTCCTCTACTTCCTTCAATTCAGCTTCAATCTGGCTCTTTCTGGCCTGTTTTCTGGCAATCTCTTTGTCTATCTTATCCGCTGCCTTTGGCTCTAACATTTGTACAGTAGCTCTACGTGCTGTATAAGGAAACTCATGATCTGATGACTGTACTTTACCCATAACCACAGGTATCTCCTCCCTACGTTCCTCCAGCCTGTTGATTTGCTTATCAATCATCAGCAGTTCTCTTTTCAAAGGCTTGTACCTTTCCAGTTTCTTTTTATCCATAGGCTGCTACCTCCTGTCCAATCTCTCCATAAAATCATTATACTGATAGCTCTCGCAGGCTCCCGTTTTATGCCGGAGGAGTATGTGGTGCTCATATAGATTAACGACCTGCATTCGACGGCTCACCTTGACGATCCGTCTCCCATCGTCTTTTACCTCCACTTTTATGTACACAATATCTCCACGCTTTACTCCGTACCGTTTTTCCCTTGCCCGTATATTTTCCTCCCGTCGAATTGCTGGAAGCGCCTGCTCGTAGGTAGGGTCCGGGCAGCCTGATCCGTTTTTTATCATCTATCTTTCTCCTTTCCAAGTATTCTAATACTGTCATTCCGTGCTTTTACATCCTCCCAAAAAGTCTCTGTTGTTTTAAACCTGTATCCGCAAGCAGGACACTGTCTCCTCCTCATTACCATATGCCCGCTTATGCTCTCTTCGCTGTCTGTTACCTGCGTTTTGCCGCCGCATTTCTTGCACTTCATAGATCCTCCTTATTGCTGTTTTTAAACAGCCACTGGAACACCAGACGGTTTGCAATATGTGAAAAACCTATAAGGTCCACATCATCACCAGTTATCGAAACATACAAGAGATGTACTGCCATAATCATTGCAGTAAAGTCATCTGTAAGGTTCTCCTCTTCCAGTTCTATTTTGGGCATTTCCGTTCCTTCTCTTTCATCTACATCTAAATATAAGTCTCTCAATGCCGTCACAAATTTTTCTATTCTTTTATCAAATTCATTTTTGTTCATTTTTATTTTCCTTTCACAATTCTTTTATCTTTCCACCACAATTTCGTCACATTTTCCCAGTATAGTAATACTCAACAAAGGGCGATAACCTTTTTCATATAGACTTTTCTTTTTCATACTGCCAGGCTGTCTACACAATCTCCCCAGAAATTCATATATTGAAATTTGCTCATTCATTGACACCTCCATTTTCTTTTAACTTTGCTTCTGCTTCTTCGCGGGTCATGAAGATGTACCCTCCAATCGGCCCCAAAACCTCACAATATTCTGTCATTATTTGGATTTCATCTCCTTCAAAACAAATCATTTCTACGATATCCTCAAATACCGCTGTTCTGTCGCGGCATTTTTCGCAGTCGTCTGTGTCATGCGGGCATTTCCCATTTAATTCGTAAGGGCAATAATACCCTGTTGCCGTCTCATATGTCCCATCAAGTACAGTGTTGATCACTCCGCATTCCGCAAGCACATAGACTGTATCTCCCACTTTACAAGGCAGATGCAATAGTGTTCCCTGCCTCTCAGCTTTTCGATATTCCTCCAGTTCTTTTTCTTGCTCCATAATCCAGTGGTCCTTTTCACATTCGCTGCAACGCTCGTGATAGCTTGCAGCTACGCTCCCGATATCAATACCACAGTATGTAAGTCCCTTATGGTATTTCTTGCAGTTATGACGGCTTGTCAGGTATTCACATGTGTCTTCACAATATCCCATTCTTATTCCTCCTCCGGCTTCTCACACCGTTCAAATTCTATTACCCAGACCCAGGGATTAGCGTCCCATCCGTAGCGATCAAGATCTGGTTTCTTTATGGTTGCATCCCAAATACCACGAAATTCATCTAATGCCAACGGCGGGAACTGCTCCTTTGTGCCTTCCTTTACCGCCTCGTCCGGCGTAATGTCTCCCAGCCGCTCCACCCGCACGTCCATGACTTTCAACCAGATACGGGCCGCCTCTTTTGGCATGCGGATGGAGGGATGCCATTTTATGTACCCATCAAGCCATTCGCATAATTCACAATTATCGGTTACTTTCATGCCTTTAGGGCAACCCCATTCAGTCGAGTGACCGTCACATTCGCCGTCTGCCCGGTAATAATACTTTTTCATTTTCGGATGTTTCGCATATGTTTCCCGGACGTATAGTATATCTCGAGTGTTGCAAGGCGGCCTTACAAAGTGTATGCTTCCTCCGCATTCGTGTTCCCCAAACCCAAATTTCCCAATATCTTTTTTGTTACCAGAAATGCAGATTCCAAGTTTGCATCCCAAGTGTGGCGCAGGCTGCGGCTTGATCGCCCGCCGTGTCATAGTCTTCCTGCCGTCCAGTATTGCCTGGACCATATCAGTGTTAAATAATATAGGCTTAATGCTCATTGGCTACGCCTCCTAATCTTCTGGCATGTAAAATACTGCATCCAAGTTCCCTCTGTAATTTTTCTTTAAACGTCATAATGGCCTCCTTTACGTTCTATCGCCGCCTTTATCTCTTCTGCTGTCACCTGAAGTATCTCCAGGGCCTCTGACAGCTCGTATAATCCATTTTGCAGGCGTTGGTCTACAACTTTACGCCTAAGGAGAGAAATCGTCTCCTCGAAGCTCCCACAGTATCCTATGGTGTCATAAGTTTTATTCCCTTCCTTGTCGGTCTTGCCTTTGTCCACGGAAAGGGTGAAACCCATGTTGTTGGGAATTGCATAATAGTTTTCAATCAGGTGTACCATTTCCTTCTCCTCCTACTCAGCTTCCTGTTTTGCCTCCAATTGCCTTACTGTATCTGCCGCAATGAGTCTTATCCTTTCCTGGTCCCTACGGACATTTTCCGGGAGCTGAAGCATTTCCTTTTTCTCTTTGGTCATTGCTTCGTAGATCATCCTGAAATTCGCCCTGTCAGCCGTGATATTCTCTGAGAGGCAGATATTTTGGAAACCTATACGCCTCACACAAGTACGTGTATCCTCGCTCATGCTCTGCAATGCCTCTTGCTCCTGGTACATCCCGTAGAACCGTATTGCCCGTAATACCTCGTCCCAGGCCGCGCCCCAGTCCCTTGTCTCATGGCATACACCAGCGCATCTCTCCCGGATCTCCGCTATGGACGGAGCAAACTTACTGGTACTCATGAGCTGCTTAATTGCATTAAGGCATATTGGATACTCAATGTCATGCAGCATTGTATACCAGATATCCTTGCTCTTGTTGTCAGGCATGATATTTGCATTAGGCCATGCCGCTTTGATCGCCGCTGCTATCGTTCCAAACTCCTGCACTGTCACGCTCATTCACCCACTCTCTCATTTCGTCGTAAAATTGTCCTGTATCCTGTTTTTTCCCCGACTGTTGTTTTCCTTCATCCTTCAACGGAAAAAGCCCTTTCCAGCCATTCATGATTGACTGGTCAATGATCTGGACCATGATATCAATATCGCCACCTGACAGTTTTTCAAGATTATTCATTGCCAGTTTGATAGCTCTTGCAGTCATTGGGCTTTTAATCTGTTTGCGGAATACTATAAATTCCTTCATGGCCTCATCCAGACGCGCGTCGTCCGAATAGGATTCGGATTCCGTATTAGGATTAGGATTCGGATTAGGATTAGGATTAGGATTACGGGGACATTTGCTTGCATCTGTATTCATCTGCTTGCAAGTGTCAGCATATTGCTGTTCGCTGTTTTCATCCGGTGACGGATACTTGCTTTTCTTTGCTCTTACATTCTGGTGGACTTCCCAAGCCGGGAGATAAAGGTAGGGCTTACTGTCTACACTGTACAGCTTCACGCAGCCTACATCCGCCAACTTCCCAAGCGCACTCTCTATGTCTTTCAAAGATAAGCGTTCCTTCAGGGGAAACAGCCTTGCTTTCAATATTGCTGGTCTTGCATCAAAACGTCCGAAATCATCACAATTCACAATCAACCGCAGGAAAAATGTCTCTTCAAAAGGAGATAATTGATTCAGGGAATCGCTGGTGCAGATACTCTCTTTCAAAATCCTACTTGGCATCTGGATCACCTGCCTCGTACTCTCTGTATATATCCATCCAGTCATCCAGGTACATAGTGACAAGCCAGTCACAGTTATTTTTACGATGCATCACTGCCGGCAGCTCTCCTGCCCGCGCCTCCCGCCTTGACTGCTCTGCAGCTCCATACAGATCAAGCCGCTCTACTCTCTTGCACTCTATATGTACCCCGGGGAGGCCGACTACATCAGCGTCACCATTCGCCCCGCAAAACTGCTGTCCTCTGCGGCAGTCATAACCATGCCCCCGGAGTACCCCGGCAAGCTCACGCTCCCCTCTGGCTCCCTTGTCTCTGCTGTTCATGGGCTGCCTCCTTCCTCCAGTTATCAAACGCTGTCTTCATGTTATATATTTTGTCCCAGAGCTTTCCTGCCCTGGAATCATCCTTGCTCACATACTCCTTAAACTCCAGCTCGTCCACCGGGTCACCCGGTATGGGCCTGTAATAGCCGTTACCGACGTTTATAATGCAGTCCCCGTTGTGGTTTGCCTCCTCAACCAAAAGCCTCAACTGTCGGTCGATAGATTCATTTCCCGGCAGACTCAAGTCAGGTCTGCTCACTGTGTTTTTATGACCGGATGTGAGCCGGTTGAAATATCCTCGTGCAATTTCACGGGCATCTGTCTGCTTACTCATTTGCCCTCCTTTCTCCCCCGGACGCTGCCGGGGGGGAATCATGGCTTACAAAGTTACAAATTGTGATATATCATTCAGCGCTTCCAGCATGTGCAAACGCGAATCCGCTTGTATTACAATGCCGTATACATGATACATCTGTTCAAAAGCTTTCATACCTCTTTGATGTGCGATTGTATGGTGTGTCCGGCAGAGACATATTTTCCGGCAACTGCTGTCATCCACTGTCCTGCGGTCCCGGCCCATGCCTATTGCATCTACATGGTGTACCTCTCCAGGTTTGCCACATACGGCGCATTTCTTGTGTTTCACGCAGTAATACAGGTATCTGCCTATATCATCTGCCCGCTCTACGCCACGCTCTGAAAGCGGGATGCCGTGCTCTATGGCGTATTCCAGGATAGTATTGATAAATTCCCTTGCTGTGTCCATAGAGCAGGTGGAAAGGCTGAAATAGGCATCTCCTGTCCTGCTTATATGCAGGTATTTAAGCCACTCTTTTTCCTCTTCTGGCATATATCCGGTATAGTCCGCTATGTCCCGGATAGTGGCATATATCTTTTTGCGCTGGGCAGCCGATATGTGGCGACCGTCATCCAGCCTTATTTCCGCAGTGTGGATACATTTTTTTAACAGCAATTCTCCGATCTGCTCCGGTATATGGATAACCAGATCTGTACCGCTAAAGCTTTCCCGATATCCAGTTATCTGTACTTCAGCATTCATTATCTCACCTACTTAAATGGAAGTTCTTCCTGTACATCATCCGGGACTTCTACCGGCTCATTTGGTGATGGAGGCGGCACGCTGTCTCTTAATGCCATAGTAGTCATCCATGCAGTGTAAAGGGTAAGGGGCACTTCCTCTACTGCCTTTAATCCCTTTTGATTTATTGCAGATGGAAGATTCATTCCAACCCTTTCAGCTTCTCTTTTAAGGGCATTGATTTCATTCCCATTGATTTTCCGGTCTGCGATCTCATAGGAATTTTCCTCTGAATCATGCATCTCTCCCTCTGTAGGGATGCAGAAAAGCTGTAAGCACGCATATTTAAAGGCCGCAGACAACGCCTTATTCAAAGACTTGTCCCCACTGTCTGCGTATCTTACTTCCGGATCACGGGTAAATCTTCCGGTCAAATTCACACTATTCATTATTTACTCCTTCTTGTCCTTGGTTGCCTTGAATAAGTTCATCATCCTCTTAAAATCCGCAATGCTCATATCCTCGACTTTTGCAGCCTTGATCCTGGATACGATCTGCTTGTCCGTCACGCCTGTACGTTCCTGTTCTGCACGGATGGCTTTGAACATATCAGCGGTAATCTTGTCATCTGGTGACACCGCTGAATCTGTTGCCGGCTGTTCTCCGGCAGGTTTTTCATTCGGCTTACTTTCCTGTTTTTTCTGGTTGGACGTTTTAGCCGACGATGTCTTTTGTTTCGTACTTCCCTGCGCTTTACCTTCAGCCAGTTCCGGACTTTCCTTGTCTGGATCATTCATCATATCTTCTGTCGGGATACAAAACACCTGGAAGCATACATATTTGTAACCAATAGCCATAGCCTTATTGGTAGCCTTGTCTCCGTAATCCATCCCTTCGCCGATGACAATGGCCTCAATAAAAGAGCCGTCTTCTGCATAAAATGTATACTTGATTTTACATATGACAAAAGTACATTCCGCTCCTGATTTCATTTGCTTAACTTCCCGGCGTTCCTCTAGTATTTCCGGTACGATAAATACCTTATTCTTCGCCAGGGCCGGATTCAGGGCGTTGTATACGTCATCTATGCTGCGGAACTTGTACTTCTGCTGTACGTTCACTCCATCCTTTCCAACGGCGCCAATATCCGCTATGACGCCGCTGATTGCTTTATATATGCCTAATTGTGGCATTGATTTTTCCTCCCTTAAAATAACTTGTTTATAAGTTGCATGGCATAAGTGGTATCCACCTTGTTATTGCCGGTCGCTTCCTGATGCTTTTTCAGTTCATCAATCATCATCTGGAAGTATGTCGTGTCAACCCCGGTAAGCTGATCCTCCAGAACTTTTACATCGGTCAAATCCAATGCATTTAACTGCATCGCCATCTTCGCATACTGACCTGCGTTAATATGATATCCTCTTTCCAGATACTTCCTGGTTCTGATAATTGAACATAACGGGTATAACGAACCAATGTAATGCAACTCCTTGTTTATGATGCATTCCAACGCTTTCTGCGGAAGGAAAAGTTCATTATCCCAGGAACTCCACGCACAAGTACAATGTGCAAAATCATAGTTTCTGTGAATATCTTCAACCTCTCCGTAAAATCTCGTGACTATCTGAATTTTGTCCGAGAGTGTGATGGCATTGCTCGTGATGAACCTGGGTCTGTACTTCTCCTTGCCGTCTTCGATGGCCGGTTCCTTTTGTTCTTCCGGCTCCCGCTCCACTCCAACCGCATCGTCCTCTTCTGGCATAGTGTCAAAATTATAGGAAATGTCGCTTTTCTTTTCCTCGTTTTCATCTGCAATCCCTTCTGATGAAATAAAACAACTTACCTTTCCTGTTTCTTCCACTTTGAGAGTGACTGGCTTATCAGGATGTGATTTATTCCATTTACTAACATAGTATCCAGCTACCGTAATGCAGGCTTCCTGATTTCTGAAATATATGTCATAATCATTTACAGGCTCTCCGATCAGAAGAGAAACCAGTGCGCCGCCAGTTACTATAACATTTTCAGAAATAGCTTTTTTTATCTCCTCATTGTCTATACTGTCTGCCCAGGCTCTAATCCTTGCTTTTAAATGCTTTTTGATATTTTTACTGTTCATTATGCGTCCCTCCTCTCAAACAAAATGCCGATGCTATTAAAAGCCATCTCCACCTGTTCCAGTTCGTCTTCTGTGGCAACAACACGGTAAACGGCTGTCACATTCGGTTCTATGTCAAATCCCTTTGGCTCATCATCATCAAAATACTGCCAGAATCCATCTGTCTCTTCTACATCTGGTTCCGGCTCCGGCGAAAAGAATCCCTCTGCGGCTTCTCTGGTGGCCTCACGTTCCTGTTCTGCCCGGAGTTTTTTACGCTCTTCCTCCCGGATCCGTTCCTCCTCGGCTACCCTGCGGCGTTCCTCTGTCCTGGCCCGGTCAATCTCTGCCTGGCGCTTGCGCTCTTCCTCCTCGCGGCGTTTCTGCTCTTCCCGGAGCAGGATTTCGGCCTTTCGACGTTCGTAGTCGTTGATATGATGTATGGCCGCAGCCATATCCAGTGTACGTTTGTATATATCAAGTGCCTCCTGAGTGGCGTCTGACTGCATGGCTGATATGGTCCCCACCGCCATCTGGGTACTGTTAATCACTGCCTGCAGCTCCTCCTTGGCCTTTTTCAGGCTGACCGATGTGGTTTCCCATTTATGGTCATAAGCCCTTTCAAAAGGCAGGTATTCGGCCAAATCACCAATCACTTCGTCATACATCTCCCGGATTTTCTGGCATTTCTCAGCCCGCTGCTTTTCGTCAAACTCTTTTACCTGCTTGTCTATCAACAAGATAGGTTCGTCCACCAGGGACATAAGAGCTACTGCCTTGGCTTCAAACTCCTGATAAGGTTTCAGACACTCCTGCTTCACTTCCTTGCGGGAATCGTCAATGGCCTTCTTTATTCTCCGGAGAGATGCCACCTCCTTCTTGGATGCAGCTTTATTTTCTTCGGTCACCACGGCATCCTTATATAGATTCATCATCCGGGATAAGTTTTCCCGAATTTCATCGTAATTGAAGTTTATTTGACCAGGTACCTGGTCAACCTTTACCTGTAATTCATTCATTCGCTGTTCCTCCCAAATGTCTTTCAATATCATGCATAGACTTAGCTATTCTTTCGGTTAATTTATCTCTGTCTATATGTTGCGCCGGCGCAACAGGCTTGCCAAAGTGCGTATTAGAGTTGTAGCATTTTTCAGGCCTACTACTAACATCTTGATATCCGGTCACCAATAAGATAAAGTCTATCTCCATCATAGGCCCGTACTTTCTTTTCCTGATAGCCTTCTCGGTAATAATCCTCAGCCGTTCAGAATCTCTGACCATCTCTTCATATTCATGTAATGGTACGTTTACCATTTTATCTGCGCCCATTGACCCGTCCCCCTTATTCACTGTATTTCTTTCCACCACACCACAGATACTTCTCTCCTGGTGCGTATTCTTCAATAACTAATTCCGGTATATCTGTTTCATCACAGATGTGATCACCCTCGCCGATCGGAATGCAGTGGCAACAGGTTTCACAGGTACCGTTTCTTTTTTTCTTTTTATTACTCATTGACTAATCCTCCGTATCTCCCCTATAATAAGGGTGTGTTATTATTTTTGAGTCCCTGATTGCTTCCCGGCTCCAGGGGCTTTTTCTATTGGCAGCAAATACTTTTCAGATATTCCAGTTCTTTTATTGCTGATTTCTACCTTAAAACTGCAATCGCTTTCGCTTGCGTATCTAAAATGCGTACCCGTATCATCCTCAATCCATGTAGCGTGTCCCGTCGCTTCTACGCCCATGCCAATGCAAATGACATCAAGAGCATTGTTTTTGGCAATCAGCTCCAATGCTCTTAAATGCGGGGCCATTTCCTTGCATATTTCTATCCATTTTTCTGCTTTCATGATTTTCCTTCCTCCGGCATTTCCCGGTCCCAACACGCTTTACATTCATCACAAGCAAAATTCCCACAATCCGAATAATCCTCATAACCAAAACTGTCTGGGCAATGATGCAGCCAGTAGGCTTCCATTTGTTCAGGATGTTCTGCTTGTAACTTTTCTTTATAAGTCATGACGTTTTCTCCTCCTTCGGGATTTCACGATTCCAGCAGTCTCTGCAATCCAGATTATCTGGACAATCAAAATAATTTTCGTATCCATAGTCATCTGGGCATACACTACTGTATTTTTTAAGAGTTTTCTCAACCTTTTCAGGGTGCTCTTTCATCAGTTTTTCTCTAAACGTCATTGTGCTTCCGCCTCCTTTCCC